CTTTTGGACTTATTAAGTTATATCTTAATACAATACTTTCTTTTCCGTCTAAATTAAGTAAATCCCCTAATTCAACATAGGGCAATCCTTCCCATTTTGTTTCAAAAGCTACATATTCAAATCCTTTAACCTGATTAAAAATATTATCAATATAAGCCTCTCTTAATGCTTGCGTATATACAAAAGGATTATCATTAATAACTAATTTATGAACTCCATTCTGTTCTACATCTGTAGGATCTTGTCTTAATACATATTCGCCTTCTATATTAGACATACCTAGAACAACTTGATTTATTTTCCAAGTCGTTCTCTTATATTCAGGTTGTGAAATTTGATGTTTTTCTAAAGTTAATGTATCAGTATTTTTTAATAACAATTTTAGTTTGTCTTGACTTATTATTGCAAAACACCCACTTATTTGGCATATAGCTTTTAGTATGCGTTTTAAACTTTCTCCTTCTACAAACAAATTTGATTCTAAAGGTTGAGCGCCATTTACTATTGTAGTGTTATATAATTCTACACCAGCTTGATTACATATAGCATTTAATAATCCATATACTGTTGTAGGAAATGCAACAAGATTATTATCATATTCCTGATTAAACAATATTAATTTGTCATAAGAAGTTATTGAACTAAAAAATCCATCTGTTCCATTTTCTTCAAACAACTTAAACGTTCCTAAAGAAACATATTCATATTGTTCTCCAGTCCATATGCCATCAAATATTTCAAACTCATCTAACTGTTTTACATATTCAGTTTCTATATCAAATTTTGCTATTTTAGATATTGCATTACCTATTACATTACCTTCATCATAACAATCAGCTTGTATATCTAAATTTTGTATAAAAAAAGAGTTATTACCAATTTGTATATAACTCTTTCTTTGCGTTGTATATTGATTATATGCTTCTTTCATAGAATCAGTTATTGTTAACATATTATACACTCTCCAATTCTATATCAAATTCTTCATATAAATCTATATAAGTTCCTATCATTTCTATATCAGGTTTATCTTTTAATCTAAAAGTTGCAGTTTTCATAATCTTATATTTTGGAGAATAATAAGTAGCTTTAAAATCTTCTTCCATTAAAGTTAAATATTCAGATAAGGTTGCACCATCAATTTTTGTGAATTTTATTTTAATTATTACTTTTTTCTTTTCCGCTATATTTCTTCTCGTTGTTCCGTCTGCCATTGTCATTTCAGACAAAACAATATTTTCATCTTCTTTTATGATATAGCCATTTCTCAATATAAATTTAATTAATGTTCCTTCTATTTGTAATACATTTTCCTTTAAATAGCCACCTCTCTTTCATCATTATAAGAATTAACTACTTGAGCTAGAACTTTTCCATCTACTTCTAGTATGCTTGAATTTTCATTTGCATTTTTTAAATAAATCGTCTGTGATGAAGTGTTTGCGTAAGAAGTATTTGGTAAACCAAATGCAAAATTATCGTATCCATTGTACAAATAATCCAATCCTCTTCCGAAAGTAGAATCCATTTGTTTATTTATATCTTTTTCCATGTCCTCAACACCCTCAATAAAACCTTTATCTAGATACCCTCCAATTTCAAACATAACTTTGGATGGCGAATGTATACCAAAAATATCTTTGATTCCATTTAATATTGAGGTTCCAAGACTTTTTATTTTTTTTATAACCCAATCTTTTGCATTTTTAATACCATTCCACAATCCTTCAATCAAATTTTTACCTACATCAACAAAATTAGAAAGACCATTTTTAAAACCATTAACTATTGCAATTATTAATTGTGGAACCATTGCTACCAAACTTGGAATTGCTGAAACTATACCTTTTATTAAACTTATTATTATTGTAGGAGCAAACCCTATCAATACAGGTAAATTTGAGATAAATCCTGTTATAAGAGCTTCTATAATAGTTGGAATTGCATCAATTAAACTTGGTATTGCATAAATAATTCCATCAATAAGTCCAAATAACAAATCAATACCAGTATTTATTATCAAAGGAATATTAGATGTTAAAAGTGGAATTATTTCTAATATGGAATCAATAACCAAAGGAAGTAATGTAGGCATTTGCTCTGCCAATGATTGAATTATAAACATAGTTGCCTTTAATACAGCATCTAGTAATTGTGGTAATATTTGCACTATTCCTGAAAATGCTTGTACTATGCCATCCATTAAAACCGGAATAAGTGTAGGCAATGCCGTTACTAATCCTTGAATTAAAGATATTGCAGAATTAATTATTGATGGTAATAACTGTTGTAATAATATTGGTAATTGTGGAATTAAACCATTTATTAATTGTGTAATTCCTTCTGATACTTTTGGAGCCATCTCTCCAATACTTTTCACTACAATATTAGCAAAACTTGATACACTTTGTATAACTGATTCAATATCCCCTGCACCACTCATAAAATTACTTATAGATGCTTTCATTGTTTGCAAACTACCTGCGAATGTTTCATTTTCTTTTGTATAATTACCCATTGCATAAGTAGTTTTCTCCAAGAACATTTCCATTGCATATTGAGTTTGTTCAGCTTTAGACATTGAATCAAACGATTTATCAATACCTTTAGACATTGCATAAGCTTCAATAGTTGTCGCGTTCATTGCCACACCTAAATTATCCATCATTGTAAAATTACCTTTAGCTGCTCCTGCAATACTTTCCATAGCCATATCTATATCTATACCCATAATAGAGGCAACATCTGCAGCTCTTTGCATTGCGTCACTTGATAAATTCATACTCGTTTCAATATCAATACCAGAACCTTGCATTAAAGCACCCATTTTATTCATAGTAGCCATATAATCATTTGCAGATAAACCCATTGTTTCGAATGCTTTACTGCCTTGTTCCTGCACAGTTTTGGCATAATCTTTAAATACTGCTTCTGTACCACCCATTTGTTGTTCTAAATCTCCTGCCATTGAAACTGATTTAGCCACCAAACCACCTAAAGCAGTTGTAGCTGTGGAAATACCTGTTGTTACTGCAGTAAATGCAACTTTACCAACACTTCCTATTTTTGATAATACTCCTTGTGTAGTTACTCCTTTTTTGTTAAATTCATCAGTATTATCATCTAAAATAACTTTAAATTTTATCTCTGCATCAGATTGAGCGAATAATTGTATATTTAACTTCATTTTTTCATTCTTTGTTTTCACCTACCTTTTGTTGCAAATAATTCCATAACTTTTCTGCACCATTTTCACTTTTTATAGGTAAGGAATATTTTTGCTTCAATTTCATCATTTGTTGATGTTTTATTGTTTCTCGTGTTTTATCATTTTTTATTGGTTTTTCATAATTTCTATATTCTAAAACCCTATGCATATTTGAATGATTATCTAATAAAATAGAATCCAATATTTTATTGAATTCCCACCAATCAACATCTTCTTTATTAAGATTAATGCCATATCTCATAAAGTCTGGAAAATAAAATTTATAATCATAATTTATATCAAAATTTTTTTCTTTTTTAATTCCAACACCTTTTTTAGTTGTATCAAAAATATATTGAGATATTTTATCTAACACATAAGTCTTATCTTTCAAATCACTTAAACCCAATATTTCTAAAGATTTTTCTATTCTTTGTGGATTTTCTTCACTAAATAATTGAAATATTTTTATTATACTTCTAAAAGTTATATTTAATTTATAAGTTTTTCCATCTATAATTACTTCATTTATTTGTTCATAAGACTCTTTAGGTTCATAATCGAAGTATTTATTGGTTTTAACTGTCTTTCCACAAAGAAATTTATAAAAAAACCCATCATTGCCTCAACTAATTCATCATATTTATATTGACCTGCTTTTTCTTTAAATGGTTCTTTATGTTCTTTAAAACAAATATTTTCAAATTCTTCTGATTTTTCTTTTATTTTTTCATCCAACTCTTTTTCTAGTTTCTCTTTATCTTCAACATTTGCTTTCTTATATTCTTTTTTTAATTTTTCTGCATCTTCAAAGATTATTTGTTTTATTCTTTGTAATTCATCGATTGTAATTTGCATATTAAATTCATATAATAAATTATTATCTTCATCTCTTAATTGTACCGGTTCTTCTATTTCATATTTTTTCTTTTTTATTTCTAACATTAATATTCCTCCTATATAAAAATAAAGGGTAGACTAGATGCCTACCCTATCTTATGATGCTGCATAATCGCTTTCTTCAAAAGTAGAAGCATTATAAACTTTTAAATCAAAACTTATTTCTAATACTGCTTCTGAACTAGCTTCGTATGATATGTTGCTTAAAGTGGCAGTAAAATCTATTTGTTTTCCACTTGTTCCTTTTAAAAGATTTACTATTCTTGTTTTAGCTGTAGCTTTTGCTCCAACTGCAAACTCTTTATCTAAAATAAATTGACATACTGCACTTGTTTTATCTAATTTTACAGATGTTGACCATGTTGGATCTAATCCTGTTTTTACATTATTTGATAAAAAGTTATATAAATCTTGCCAAGTATCAAGTGTTTCTCCTTGATCGTATCCCAATGTTAAGCTTTTTACCTCTTCAAATTGAGGTGTTTCGTTTTCACTTATATCAAATAATAATTTGAAATTTCCTACTGAACTTTCGTACTTTAGTCATTCCTCCATTCTACTTTAACACTAAAGTTAATATTATAATAAATTCTTTGATTTTCATCTCTAAAAGCATAATTAGGTGTTGAACAAGATATTAATATAATTCTTGTATTATTGAGTTTTAGGTCTTTTTTCATATCTAATTGATTGAAAATAGTATCAGTTAGTATTCTGGTACTCTTGTCGTTAGAAGTGCCTCTAATAAGCAAATAACAAGGAATTTCACTATATAAAATATCTTGATTAATTGCTCTTTCATTGCTACCTTGTCCTAAAGACAAAGCACTACACATTTCTTCATTTTGAGGTAAATCAGGAGAATAGCATTTATTACCTGTTTTTTCTATTTCAGTTCGTAATAAAGTAATTAAATCACTTATATTCATTACTATACCTCCCTTTTAGCATTAACAAGTTCTTTAGCTAACATATTAAGGTAATTTTTTTTATATTTGAAAACAGTTTTATCAAACCATCTAGGTTGAGCTTTTTTGTTTTCTGATCCAGCATTTCCACCCTCGTAATATCTTCTTCTTACATAAGGGGTTCTCTCTATTATGACACCTTCTTTAAAATTACTATATAATTCACCTGATTTATACATATCTCCACTTTCTCTATATGTAAATTCATTAGAATCTTTATAAACTTGTTCTGCAATGATTCCTTTTGAATTTTCAACACCTTTTTCAACTATGTCATTAACAAATTCAAAAGCATCTTTGAAATTATCAAACTTTTTCATTTTAAATAAATTTCATAATGATGAGGATTAGCACAATCAGGGCAAAGAACATCAGTATCAACTACTCTATATTCTCTGCCATTAAAACTAATTATGCTGTTTTGAATAGGTTTTTCTTGTAATCCACTTGAGTTAATGCAATCATAGAACATTTTTGCATTTCCAATTACTTCACGACCATTTGAAGTAACTTTTAATTGCATCTTTTCTTCTATTTTTACATTTTCAAGTGTTTTAATAGTTCCCCATTCATCACCTTCACCTGTATTTCCTAAAAATTGTTTATATGTGCAGTTATGAGGCAACAATCTCTTTGGAATCGGTTTTATCATTTTCTTCTTCCTTCTTTTTTGTTTTTTTATCTTCTAATTTCTTCCAACCTGCTATTTGATACCATTTTTCTGCACCTTTTGTAACTTCTTTTACTATTGCACCCATTTTATATTTTGTCATAGTAACAACCTCCTAATCCTGAATAAATTAGTCCTATATTTAGCAATATATCGTATGCCATAGGACTTATTCTATCTATACTTTTAGAAACTTCTGTTTTGCTAGAAGAACTTTCACTATATGAGCCTAATGTATATCCTCCACTTCCATTTGAATCAATCAAATCAGGATTTTGAACAAAATAATTCATTTGCTCTATTAGTGCTTTTTTAAAATCATTGTATTCTATATCATCTTGTTTTGGAACACTTTTTGTCATTACAGATTTTAACTCATTTAGCGAAATAAATTCTATTCTTTTAAAATTAGAAGGAGTAGTATCTACTCCTAAATATTGCTGATATTTTATTTCATCTATCATAATACCACTCCTTTTCTAGTTTAATTAGGCATTCTTTTTAATTTGAACACCTAAAGCATTTGTTACCATTAAACCGCCAACTTGGCGACCTTGTAATGCAGATGCTTTAATATGTTTACCATCTTTGATATCTTCGATAGATGGTTCAGCTTTCCAAACTTCATATTTTTGGCAGAATCTTTTATCGTATACTATAAATTCTACATCTTCTCCCATTAAATAATTTGGT